AATTGTACCTCCTAATTAATTTTATAAGCATATATTTTTAAATCACTCTTTTTACCTTCAAAATCATCAATTTGAGTTATAGAATACTTTTCTTTATTATACAAAATTTTCATAGTTGTATCAATTCCAGTTCTCCAGTTTATTTGAAAAATAACTTCAACTTTTGTATTAACTTCTATTGCTACTCCAAAATATTCTGTACCCGATAAGTGCCTATAATAAGCCCATATATTTTCACACCCTGGAACTGGTACTTCTGTTTCAATAGGATTGCCTATATCGTCATAACCTACTGTTAATCCAATTATACTTATCTTTTTATCTTTCCTATATTTACCCATTTGTTTCACTCCTTTTGGTCGGCTCAAATTGAGCCATGAAAATTATATTTATAATGCTCTTATAAATTCTTCAAAGTGTTCATATAATCCGACATATGAATCTAACATTGAAGCAAGTCCGTCAATTCTCTGCTTTGCTGCCTGGTTCTTAATAGGTACTATATTACCGTTCCTATCTTCTTGAATACCTGTATTAGTTAAGCACCATTTAAGAATAGGATTATTATTATAATTAATTTTCTTTGCCTTAAGGTCTGCCCCTAACTGCTGCATTGGTAGGCTTAAAGTCCTAGCCCCTTGAATACATCTTTCCATTTTAAAACCATATGCTTTCATTTCTTCAACCCAATACTTAGCGGAATAACTATCATAGTAAATCCATAATGGAGTTATTCCATGAGTATTGAGCATTTCAACAAACCATGCAGTTATATCACTATAATTGATTGAATTTCCATTACATAGCCTTAATAATCCACGTTTAAGCCATATATCATATGGTATTTTTTCAATCTTTACTCTTTCTTCAAAATTATCACTAGGCAGCCAGTACATCTGATGAATATATCTTTTTTGAGTTTCCTTATCTATTAATAAAAGAGTTGCACACGTTAGATCTGTTGTGATTGATAAATCTGCTCCACCTATTGCATAACAGTTTTTAAAATCTTCAATATTAAAAGTTTCTACATTATTAATATCATCAAATGTTAACCATGCTGAACTTATGGTATCTCTGATATTAAAGTCTTTTGTTAATACTCCTGTTAAATCTTTGGGGCTATTCTTAGCTTTTTCAACTTTTCTCTCTAAATCATCTAACTTTTTTATTGTTCCTAGTGCTGGATTAGCTTTCGCCCATGCTCCTGGCTCTGTCCATTCTTCCTTTTTATCTAACTCATAAAGAATAGGTAAAAAGGTATCATCTTCAAAATTGCCATCTACAACATTACAAGCATAATCGTACATATCATCAAAAATACATTCTCTAACAGTTCCAGCGGTTGTAATCATAAGTAATAAGGGTTGCCTACGTGCTGATTGTGATTGCTTCATAACCTCATACAAGTTACGGTCTTTAACTCCATGTAATTCATCTATAATTACACAATGGGCGTTTAACCCGTCTAATGTATCGGAGTTTTTGCCTAAAGGTTGGAACTTACTCATTGTTAATGGGAAATATAAATCTGTTTTTCTTTTCTTGATATGCTTTGATAGATATGGGCTTTGGTGGATCATGTTTAAGGTTTCATCAAATACCAACTTTGCCTGGTCTTTCTTAGTAGCACATGAATATATTTCTGCTCCAGCTTCTCCATCTGCTACTAACATATATGCAGCAATACCACTAAGCATTGTTGACTTACCATTTTTTCGGGCTACATAAAACATTGATTCCTTATATCGTCTTAGGCTTGTATTCTTATCTATGAAACCAAATAGGGCTGATATATAAGCCTTTTGGAATAACTCCAATATAACTGGTTTACCAGCCCATTCTCCTTTACTATGCTTACAGAATTGTTCAATAAACTTGATAGGCTTTAAGGCTTTGGCTTCATCAAATATATACTTACCTGGATTATTAATTTCATTAACTAACTTTTCATATTGTTTATATACTCTTTTTGATACAATACATTCACCAGCTTTTATTGCTTCAAAATATTCAATAACATAATTCATTATTCTTTTATAAACTCCAGTAAAGGATCTATTTCTTTTGGTGCTTCTGCTGGTGGTAATAAATCTGTTAATTGCTTGTATAATAGGCTATATCTTTGAACTGTTGTATTATATCCCTTAAGTGCTGGGTGTTCTCTTAAAAATTCCTGTCTGCCTTGCTTAAACATTGAAACCGCTCCTTCTTCTTCAACTTGTTTTTTCAAACTGTTCAATGTCTTTTGCATAAAAGAAAGTTCATTATAAATACTTTCTGCTATTGGTTGTCTATCTTTTGGTATCTGCTTTAATAATTCTTTAAGTTCCTTCATATCTTTTGAAATATTAGTTCTTGCCATAAAATCACCTCTTTCTTTTGTATTGTGGGGCTTTATTTACCCCACCCATAATATAAAATTTACATGGAGAGGTTTTGAAATCTCCATCCATCGGTTTCCAACGGTTTACAAATTTTGGAATGTGGGGGGCTATAAATTAAATCTCCGTTTTCATCAAATGAAACTCCATCAACTGTTGCACTACTTGAATGTACTTTGTTATGACATTCTAAACATAAGGCTTGAAGGTTATCCCAATTTAATGTAATATTTAAATTATTTATATTCTGTGGTGTTATATGCTTCTTATGATGTGCTATATATGCACTACCTCCACACTTCTCACATATATAATACTTACTTTGCATGAATCCTTTTCTGCATTTCTTCCAGGCCCTACTCTCATAAAATTCTTTTGCATATTCCTTCGCCATTGTTAAGCCCTCGCCATTGGTGTTAGTGTTGCTATTATATTATCTATAACCTTATCTAATTGTGGAGTGCTTTCCTCATACCATGACCTTAATAAGAATCCAGCTAATGTTTTAACTAATGGATTAATAGGCTCTATATCCCACGCCTTGCCTGTCTTATTCTCCAGGTATTCGGGTATAGTATCAATCAATGTTTGTATCAATATATCATCTTCCGCAAAGTCAACCCTTAATAGGTTCTTTGCTTCTGCTAATGTTATTATCATGTAATCACTTCCTTTTAATTAAAGGGCATAACTTTCGCTACACCCTTATTGTTATTATTTATTATGCTGTTGCTCTTGATAGTTTTATAAATGCTTCTGTAACTAATGGCTTTGTATCTGCAATTGCTAACGCTCTATAATCAATCAATCCACTCTTAAAGCTTGAATCTCTTGAAGTTTCAATTATTATTCCTTGTGGAATGTTGTAACCCATGTAATTAAAGTTACCTAATAATACAACATCATCTGCAATATTATCATCAATTACAACTGGCTTACCTAAGATATATCCTATTTCTTCATTCTTAGGATCTGCAACAAATATTGGTCTGCCTGTTGTATCTACTAAACCATAGATTGAATTATATAATGTTGCGTTACTCATAGCCCATTTAGCACCAGCCGAATATCCTCTTTTTAACATAGCCATCATTTTTGTTAAGTCTGTATAAGCCACGTTACCAGCTTTAGCAAATGTAAAGCTATTTGAAGCATTCCATGTAACTCCTGTTAATACTCCAGTTCCTTGTGCTGATCCAGTTCCATTAACTAATGAATCCGCTATTGTTTCCATAATGCAATTAGTTAATTCATCTGTGATATAGCTTTCAAATGCTGAAATACTCATTTTCTTAGCTGCTGCACTCATTGACATAATTTTAATTATTTCATATGCTGCAAATGATACACTTGTTGGATCATTCTTTTCACTTGCAACCGCTGCACCTTCAACGTGCCATTCTGCTTTTGAACTTGGTGTTCCAATAGGTACTGATAAATTAGTTGGAATATTAAAGTTTCTACAACTTGCAATTAATCCTCCAATTGTTCTAGCTTTTGAAATAACTTCATTTAATGTTTGTGTTGGTAGAACTGCGGCTGCACTTGTTGTTGTACTAAATGCGTCTGCTCTCTTTTCAGTATCAACAATTTCCATTGCTCTTTTATATGTTCTTTCCTCAACATCTGTTAATTTTTTACCTAACATATTTTTATAAAATGCTGATCTATACTCATTACTAGCGAATATATCTCCTTTTGGTACTTCTACATTATGATTGTAGTTCATTCCTGTAATTGGATTGAATTGGCTTCTTTGTGCTGGTGTTTCTTCATCTGTTTTTGCTCCTGGTTGTGTTCCTGGTTGCTTTTCTTGAATATTTTGCTTTGCTTGGTTTAATCCTTCAATTTCGATATTAATAGATGTAATATCTGCGTTTGGATCTGTGTCAATTTCTCCTTTTATTTGTGCTGCTCTAGTTTCGATTGCTCCTAGAGTAAAATTCCTATAATAATTAAATGCCTCTGCTACTGTATTAAATTTCATTGATTAACACTCCTTTAATAATAATTTATTTACTTTGATTTTTAATTGTTCTTTTTGTTTATCCAGCTTTTGGACTTCTGTCATTTGGTTTCTAGCTTCAATAGATGTAGTTTGATACGCTGGATATGGTACTATTGAGCATTCATATACTTTTTCTATTTTTGTTATTGTCCTGGTGTTTGTTTTAGGATCAAAAAGGCTGCCACCTTTCGGAACTTTAAAAGCAAAACTCATTCCAGTTAAATCACCCCTACATACTGCCGTATGAACTGCCTTTGCTTCTTCCGTAGCTGGTAAAGTTGCTCTCATATGTAGCCCTTTATCATCAACATTAAATTGCATTGTTTTGGGTACTCTTGCCAATGGTATTTTATTCATATCATGGTTATATAGTAAACGTATGTCGCTTAAGTCTGCCGTATCTAAAGCACCACGTTTGATTATCTCTGTGTAACTTCCCATAGGATCATTAATTATTGTTGGTGTATCATATACAATCGGTGTTCCTATAAGTTCTAAATCATTATTGCTCTGAATCTGTGCATTTCTGATTTCCTTCATCTTCTGAAGCACCTCCATTTTTATTTTTATCATTTCCGTATATTTCATTTTCTAATTTTACTATAATCTCTCTTAATTTACCCATCATTTTCACCTTTGCCCTTCATTTGATAATTGTCTACTATATCCGTACTAGCAACATTTAAGGTTTGCACCCTTCTGTCACCATCTTCTACACTAGGCAAGTTTAATATTTCTAATGCCTGGTTTACTGTGAATAATCCTAATGGCATTAATTCTTTTAATATATTAGTTTTAGTTGTATTACTTGCAAATTGTAGCCTGTTAGCTTCCATTAATATTGAATTTCCAAAAGCCTGTTCACGTGGAGTAAATAACTTCTCTGTGAGTTCCAATGAGAATTGCACTCCTAAAGGTTCAATAATACTTTCATAAAATGCAGCCCATTCATCTTCGTTATATGTACTATTGACAATCTTTTCTGATACTCCTAAATAGTCATATATCTTTTGTTTTACTGCTGCTATTTGTTCCCCATCAATTGTTGCTCCTTTAGTATCTAATGGCACATAATCCATTTTGCTATCTAATGCAGCAATTCCACCATTATTACTTATTGATAGATAATCATTTATAAAAGCTTCTTTTTCTTTCTTTAAGTTTTCGGGGCTTAATGCTTGATTGTATTTCAATAAACCTCTTATATTTGCACTTGATTTAATTGAGTTTTCAATACCTTCACTTTGTGTATGTGCCAGGTCTAAAGTTGGTAATATTGCGGTGTTGGTATCTCCTAATAAATCATTTGAATTAAAGAATCTTCTTATCGTAAATACTTCTGTAAATGGTACTGTGAATTGCTTTCCACCCATGAATAAGAATCTGCAATATAAAGTGCCTGTTAGGTCTGTTATATATTCCATATTCAATGGGCTTAATGGATATATTCCTGTTAAATTACCCTTATCATCTTTCTGTAAATATGCAAAAGCATTGTTATATAGATAATAGTGAGTAACTAGCTTATATATCATGTCATAGCTTGTCATATATGGGTTTGGTCTTGTTTGTAATATTCTATTTAAAACGCTATCCCCTGGCTTTCTTTGGGCTTCTATTGTCACAACATGAACTGGTTTTAACTTAGCTGCATTTCTTGCTATTGAATCAACTGCTGCTCTATAAATATCACTTTCGTATGCGTTCCCACTAAATGGAGTAAATATTGCTGGGCTACCATTCATAACTTCCGTATGTTCTGTATTTACTGGATCTTTATTCTTTTTAAATAACATACTAATTAAATTCATTCTCTCACATCCTTATATATATTATATCATATAGCATAGTATTATAAACCATGTATTGTAGTTATATATACTATGTTATACAAATTATTTACTTTTCTTAGCTGCTGCCTTTTCTCTTTCTTCTGCTCTCTTATTCATCATGTCGAAAATCTCTAGCAAATATAGTGTAGCTTCGTCTAAACCCTTTTTATCCATAATGTATAAACCTCCATATCTATTAGCAATATTACAATTGCTTTATTTTATCTAAAAGCCTAACCATTTCTAAAATAATGTCTTGTTTACTCATAATATAATCACCTCTAAAATTGTTTTATATAGTTTTTAATACTACTTCTTAAGCTTTTTAGTATATTTCTTTTTATATGTGACTAAATCACTAACTTTTTTAATACCACCATATTTCTTCTTTCTAGCTATATAATAATCTTGAACTAAATTCATAACGTCAACGAATATTTTATATTTAACATCTTCATATTCTTTTAAGCTAATTTGAAAAAAATACTTAGCATTTCTATTAGTGTATATCTCATACCAGTAATACTTCACAATTTCACGATATACTGGCGGTTTGTTATTGAAATATTTTCTTACAAGGTTCACTATTTCAGGATTACCTTTTCCCGATATTAATATTGGTCTTATATCACTTAAACTTTTTATATTTAGCATTATTTCTCCTTTGCTGATCCTATATATCCAATTACATCATCATATTCATTCTTAAGCATATAGCACCATTCAAAGTCTGCTATTATGTTACCAGGTCTTTTGATTGATTTAATCTTATCCATATATACATCTACAGTACCACCAGTAAAATTGACATTTAGAGTATCTTTGCTCATTTCTAATACTAGATTAACCTTACCTTTTACCAGTAATCCAAACTTATGATAATAGAATGTGCCTTGTTTTAATTGCTCCTTAAGTTCTTCCATGATCTACACCACCTTATTAATAACTTTTTATAACTTTGTAAAATATATCGTTAGTCACATCATAATAAGTGTCTTTGTCGATTATTATTATTTTTCCAAGAACTTCTTTTTGGTTTTTATTTGATTTTTTAGTATCTTCTAATTTCATTACTGTGTACCTCCATATATTTATTTTTGATATGCTCTTAATCCTTCCCATGTAGGCTTTAAACCTTTTTCATTACATGAGATAATATAATTTTCTAATACTGAAAATTTAACTATCATAAACATATATTCTCCTTTACAATCGCACCCAAAAGAGATACACTAATATTGCGAGTATTTGTGGTGTTTCCTTTGGAAATGCTACTTTTTTTATTTTTTAAATATATATTCTTGTGTTGGAACTGGCTCTAAATCATCAATTTCAATATCTAGGTAGTAACCTATACTATTGCTTTTTATGTGCTTAATTCCAAAACTTGATAATTGTCTTCCTAAATGAGTTGGGTTCATAGGCATTATATTATTTGATATACACCAATTATTGTAGACTTTGTAAACTTCACTCTTAGGAATTTTGATATTTTTATTAGCAACCTTAGTTATTTTCTCTTTAAAGAAAGCATATGAAGAATCAACTTCTTCTCTGTATTCTTCCATTTCCTGTTCTGCGGCTGCACTTACTGTAACTTTCCAATTATTATTTTTAACTCTGTTAAGTCCAGCATAAGCCCATGTAAAGACTATATCTAATTCATTCTCAATTATTCTCTCTGCAATTTTAGGATCTTTAACTTTATCTCTTATACCTTCTGCAACTTCCTTCTCTGTACCAAAAGAATTATTAAATGGAATTATTACTGGTCTTCTGAAAAATCCTGTTGACTTATCTGCTGCACTTGGTAATCTATTTAATCCAAAAAACATAGTCATATTAAATCCTAGTCTAACTAAATCTTTATTTTTACGATTAACCGTAACTGGTTCACCGCAACACATTGATTTAAACGCTTTGCTAACAGTTTTTCCGCTAAGTTCATCATCACGCACTATATTAACGTGTTTTCCTTCTGCAACTGATATTGCGAATGTTTCTCCAAAATCACCTAATCCAATACTACAAATATGATTATTCTCTTCAATTAAAGCTTCTTGAATATCAAATGTTACGGATTTACCATTAGATCCTTCTCCTTTATATATAAAACAATTTTGAACTTCTCTAGCGTGTGGCGATAACATAAGCCCCCATGCTTCTTGAAGTGTTTTTATACTTTCTTCATCTAAGGTACTATTTAAGAATTTCTTAAACTCTGATTTATCAAATACTTTTTTATACTCTGTTGGATCTGTTATTAAATTAGCTTTAAACTGAACTTCTGTTTTGTATTTAGGATCATGTGGCAACATTGTATTTTTTTCAATATCAATAACACCGTTTAAGCAATTGATATATTTTTTTTCGTCATTTACTTCGTTTGCATATTCACTATTTAACATTAGTAATTCTGCAAAATTCTTTGACTTTACAACTGTTTTATCTGAATCATTTATTGCATATTGGAAATACATTTTTTGTACTTCTCTAAATTCCATATACTTATAAAAACCTTTTTTATTGTCATACATAAACCATAGATTACCTTTTGTATAACTTGGCTGCTCCTTAATTATTTTTTCAACTAATAAATAATTAATTACATTACCCTTTTTGTCACAATATGGAGGGTTTAATCTCTGTACAATACTTCCAATAATATTAGTAACTTCTCCATCATCTAAAGGTGGATTGCATTTAAATAAATTCAATCCTTTTGCTATTGATGTAATTGTTTGAATATCTCTTATACTTGATTTACTTACTATTCCAATGACTTCTTTAAATAGTTCCTGGTTTCTAGCACCTTCTTTATAAGTAGAATTTACAACTGGTGCTGGTGCTTCTACTGGAGTTGTTTTCTTTTTAACTGGCTTACCTAATTGTATAAACTTATCAAATAATGATTGTGGCATTTCATTAATATCAGTATTATTAAATATTTGATATTCTCTGATTTCATCATTAACATTAACCTTACTACCAGGTAACACAATTAATCCTCCATCAGTTCTTATGTCAACACCTGGTGCATAATTAGCTTTATTCTTTAAACCTTTTTTATATTTAAAATATAAATGAGTTCCACCATTTGGTGTTTTAACTGCAAATGTATTGTTTATCTGCTGCTTATCTTCTTTTGATAAATCCTTTATCAATTCTTCAAAACTTTCTTCACCATCAACTGATCCATCACCGTGGTTTTTATCAATATCTATAACAATAATATTGCTATGTTTACCAGTTAAAAGTGAAATGCCTGTTATTTCTTTTTTGTATGCTCTTGATGATATATTCTCAAATTCCTCTTTAGTTTTTATCTGACAATTCCTATCGCTCCATTTCACATTTGGTATTTTAGAATTATCAAATAGTGGAACTATCGGAAATAAGTCTTTACTTATTGATATTAAATTTTCCATGTCCACTTAATCACCCACTTTTTTATTTACATTGTTTATCTGCCCATTCTTGCAACTTATCTTTATTAATATAAAATTTAGATCCAATTTTAAATGCTGGGAAATTCTTATCTTTTAATAAAACTTCATACATTGTATTTCTTCCAACTCCCAAAATTGTCATTGCTTCTTTTGGTGTTATCACTATTTTTTCTACTACTTGGCTCATTTGTTATTCCTCCATCTTCATTCTTATTAAATCATATTTGATTTGCTTTACAAGTTTATTTTAAATCATTTTTGATTTAATGTCAAATATTTTTTATTATTTAAATCAAATACGGTTTATTTTTTCCCTTTTTAGGTGTATACTAATTTCATACAAGGAGGAATGACAATGACTATTGGTGAACAAATAAAGAAATATAGAAAATATAATAAACTAACACAAATACAATTAGCCGAAAAAACAAGTATAGGCGTTGCAAGTATTCAAAGGTATGAAAGAAATGAACTAAAACCCAATATTGAAACTTTAACTAATATAGCTGACGCTTTAGGTGTTCCAGTAACTAAATTATTAGGAATAAAAAAAGATGGTACTCCTTATAGCAGCCCTGGTTTATATGTTTGTGGAACTGATGGCGAATCAATAGAAGATATGCTAGGAGATTTTAAGACATATAAAGAAGAATATACAGAAATGGCTGATAAATATTCTATTAAATTTATAAATGATCTAGTTATTGAAAAACCTTATGATAAAAAAATATCAGATATTAAAAAAAAAATAGATAATGGTGAATCTCTATCTAATAAAGATAAAAAAATTATTGATGATAATGCTGCTCGTAAAAAAATCGAAAAAGATTTTGAACTTACTGAAGATATTAGTGTAATGGATTATGAGAAGGAATCCTATAAGTTGTTTAAAGAATTATTAACTTCATTAGGTTATGACAACGAAACTGCAAGACCATATCTATTTAAAAAAATTAAGGCTCAAATTGAATTAGAAGTAAATATGCAAAAAGAATAAATATAAGAAGGTGAATAGATGGCTAAAACTAATTATCTTAAAAGAACTATCAATGGCAAGGAATATTATTATTTTAGATTAAGGCACAAAAATTTAAATAAACCTAAAGATATATATGCTCCAACTGTAAAGGAACTTGACCAAAAGATAAGAACTGTTAGGAATGAACTTGAAAATAATATTGTTAATAATAAAGAATATTTCGAAACATTTTTTTCCAACTGGCTTTTTGATGTTAGATTTTCAACTTTAAAACCTTCTACTAAAGAAAGATATGAGGGCATATATAGAAATTATATAAAAGATAGCCCCTTGTCAAAAATTAAAATCAAAGATATATCATTAAGTGATATTCAAGATTATTATAATAAATTAATTAAGGATGGATCATCTGTTAGTAGCATATTAGCATTAAATAAATTATTAGCACCTTGTATAAGATATGCTTATAACAATAATATTTTAATTAAAGATTTTACTGGTGCTATTGTATTACCTAAAGAAGACCAACAAACTAAATTAAATAAAGCTAGTAAAGTTCAACCATTTACATTAGATGAACAACAACGATTTATTTCAGCTATCAAAGGGCATGAATTAGAAATGCTATTTCTTACGGCTCTAAATACAGGTATGCGGCAAGGTGAATTATTTGCTCTTACTTGGAAAGATATTAATTTTCAAGAATGTTATATTGATGTTAATAAGACCGCCAAAAATGTTGCTGATGTATCGAGAGAAGGTCGTAAACATTCAAAGGTAATAATACAAACCCCTAAGACTGTAAATAGCATTAGACGTATATCAATACCTTTAGCACTTGCAGAACAACTAAGGCAATATAAATTAAAACAATCCGAACATAGACTACAACTTGCTAATTTATATGATGATAATGATTTAGTATTTTGCACTATATACGGTAAATATTTTGATAGTAGCAATGTAAGAAAAAGAATGAATAAAATAATAGATAGTATCAATTCTAATGAATCTGATAAAAGCAAAATTATAAAACATAGAAAATTTCATGATTTAAGACATACTTATGCAACACGATTATTTGAACTCGGTGAAGTTCCAAAGACTGTACAAAAATTACTTGGTCATAGTGATGTATCACTTACTTTAGATACTTACACTCATGTACTTAAAGATATGGAAGTTATGGCAGCATCAAAATTAAATGATCTATATATCTCTATGAGGGCTAAATAA